GGATAATATGTGGTAAATATAAAATTTAAAAAAGGAAAAAAATGGAACAGTTTTCAACTTTAAACAAAGATAAAGATTACGTGATATCTTTACAACAAGAAGTAGGAGTTAAAGCAGACGGTGTATATGGGCCAAATACACATCAAGCTGTTAGAAATTATTATGGTATGCCAATTATGATGCATATGGGAAAAGTTGTACCAATTGACTCACCTTTAGAAATAGACTGGTCAGCACCGCTTTATGAGCTAGATGACGGTACAAAGAATTGGTATAAAAGAAAAGAAGATCCCGCTACTATATGTGTTCATTGGGGAGGATTAAACTCTAGGCATTGTTATAATGTATTTAATCTTGCAAGAGGTAGACATGTTTCTTCACATTTCCTAATTGGAAGAAATCATAAGACAGGTGAATATGAGATATTGCAATGTTTAGATACCGGTCTTGCAGCATATCACGCAGGCAAGTTTAATAAACACTCTATTGGTATTGATATTTGCATGCACCCAGATGAAAAGTATTGGGAAAGAACTAAAGGCTGGTATCCGGATGCATCACTTCAAGTTTGTAAAATACCGGATAGTAGAGTTAAAGGTAGAAAACTTGTAATGATTGGAGACGAATTTGCTGATCTTTGTAGAGAATTTTTGCAATCGTTGAGAGAAGCTACAGGTTTGCTTGACAAACCGGTTTGTGAAAGTTTAGATGTAATGTCTGTTAAAGAAGCATCTGAATATAGTATTGTAGGCCACCACAACATTTCAGCTAAAAAATGGGACGTTATACCTTGGGCTGAAAAGCTTTACTACGGATTAGATAACGAGATAGATTTTTCTTAAAAAATTATATACATTTGTCTTTTTTTAATTAGAATTTTTATATAAATTATAAACTTTTAACTTTTAAAAAAGGATAAAAATGGCAGCAATTCAAAAAAAATCACACCCACAAACTTTAATTGATTCTCAATTTATTGTTTTCTCACAAAATTATCTAGTAGAAGCAGTTAGAAAGTGGAATATAGAAAATGGTTATGATGGAAAAAATCAACCAAAGCTTTTAGATATTGGTTGTTATAATGGAAGGCTTTGGACATTCATGAAGAGCCTTTTTGTCTTTACAGAGTATTATGGCATAGACTATCAGCAAAAATACATTGATATGTCATGGTCTAAACAAGGTAAAAAGTTTCAACTTAAACAACATGATATTACAACAGGTTTGCCTTATCCCGATGATATGTTTGACATTATGGTTTCTTCAGAAGTTTTTGAACATATTTTAGGACATAATTATCCTTACATTATGGGAGAGTTATATAGGATTCTAAGACCGGGTGGTAGATTAATTGTTGGATTTCCTATGAACACAAAAGATACACAGTTTCATTCTACAGAAAAAGAAGAGAAAAAGTTAGGACATGTTAATTTTCCTGTTCATGAAGACTTTATTGATTTAGGAAAAAACGCTGGTTTTAAATACATCAAACATGATACAGGATATTCAACTTCTTCTTCATGGAGAATTCCAAAAGAAATTAAGAATAGTGAATATTATAAAACTTTAAGAGCAAAATTAGGAGGGCCTGTTGCTAGATGCTTTGCAATGCTAGTGCATGATGGTCATACAGGAGGAGCTTTTTATCACTTTGAAAAACCTTTAAATAAAGAAGAAAATTAATTTATAATTTTAGTAAAGTATTAATATAATATTCATATTAATTTTTAAAAATAAGGTTATATATGAATATATTTTTATACAAAGATAATATTGGAAAAGTTGAGTTAGTTCAACATGTCGGGAGTGATATAACAATTGTTAATTCAGCAAGAGTCTCTTTTGGTGTCCATAAAGAAAGTTTAGATGAAAAAGATATTAAACTAATAAAATATCTTATAAAACATAATCATACTTCTACTTTAGAACATAATATAGCTACTTTTAGAATTAAAGTTCCTATGTTCGTTAGATCTCAACACCACAGACACAGAACTTGGTCTTATAACGAAATTTCTAGAAGATATACTTCTTTAAATTTAGAATTTTATGAACCTGAGTTTTTTAGAACTCAGCATAAGTCTAATAGACAAGCTTCTAATATTTTAGAAAATATTGATCCAGACATTGATATTAATACAACTATTTCTCCACAGCCTATGAAAATTAAAGCTAGCGATTTATTAAAAAAGCATCATAAAGAATCTGTTGTTTTATTTGATAAGTTAATAGAAAAAGGAATTTGTAGAGAACAAGCTAGAGGCGTTCTACCTCAGAATTTATACACAGAATATTACGCAACAGCCAACTTAAACAATATTATTAAATTTATTGATTTACGAACACACGAAGGAGCTCAATGGGAAATTAAAGTTTTAGCTTTAGGAATGTTAGATATTGTTTCTAAATTGTGGCCAGAAACGATTTCTGCTTATAAAGAAATAAAAAATATAGGAAATTAATTTTATAATTATAGATATATAAATTTATAATTTAGGAGTTGACTATGAATGATAATATTAATGAAAATGCAATAAAAAATGAAGGCATTTTACAAGAAAGATATGAAGACTTAGAAAGCATGATTGTTAGAGTTAGAGTTTTAATTGAAGGAAAAAATGATCCAACAATACTCGATATAATGACAGATATGAGAGCTTTGCCAGGCATTGTTACTGCTAGACAAAATAGGCCTGTTAGTGATACTGTCACTACTAACAAGAAAAGAATATTAGAATTAAAAGTTAGTTATATTCCTAAAATGGTTCATGAAAAAGGTTTACCTAATCTAGAAACTGCAGTAATCACAGCAAAATTATTAAAAAATGTTGAAGGCTGTGATATGATAAAATTAGTAGAACATACAAATGATATTTTAAATTATGAATTTGAGAAAAATTCACACGTATATTGAAAGGAAAACATGAAATTACACGATACAACTATTGCACATATTGCAAGAATTATTCAATTAGCATTAATTACTGGAACAGATATTGTCGATCATCTTAGAATGATTGAGTTAGTTAAAAATGAAAGTGATCTTTTAGAATTAGAAGAAAATTATAAAATTACACACGATAAAAATATAAATGAAATGATTGAAAATACTACAAAAAACCCGGAACAATAAAAACTATTTAATATTATCTAAAGGAAAAAAATGAATACTGAAAATAAATTAGATAAATTAGACACGATATTTGATCAGAGATTAGATTTTATGAAATTAATCGAAAGTAAATTTCCAGGATCATATCCAGAAATTCCTGTAAATATTTCTTACAAAGAATCTCAAAGAATTTGTAGAGAAATTGCTTTAAAAGGTGTTGAAGAAATGTTTGAAGCGCTCCAACATCTTAAAAATTGGAAGCCTCATAGAGAAACTGAAATACCTGAGATTAACAGGGAAGAGTTTCTAGAAGAAATTGTTGATGCCTTTAATTATTTCTTTTCTTTAATGATCTTAATAGACGTTAACGTTGATGAATTTTTCGAAGCTTTTTGTAAAAAAGATAAAGTCATTCGTGAAAGAATTAAAACAAAGTATTAAAGAAAAAGAGAAAAATTTGAAGAAAGAAGATATCCACAATTTTTCTTTTATTTCTACTTTAAGCTACGATTCTATTGAAACTTCTGAAGAAATATGGGAAATTATTTCTGATATATACTTTAATAAAATATCAATTTTTAAATATTCATGGTCTGAAGTTTATATAGACAACACTGGTTATTGTTTATTAACAATAAACCGTCTAAACAATAAAAAAATACAACACAAGTTTAAGAATATAGACTTTAAAAACAGACTAATGATTATTTCAGATGTCGAGTTAAATTTTATATTTGAAATAAATGACAAATTAACGAAAAATTATGAAATAGAAGAATCAGAATACTATTATGTGAAAGATGATGAAGATGAGGATAGATGGATAGATGATGGAATAATTTCTTTAAAAGCAATATTATCTTCAAACATAGATTCTTTTATGAATATGAAATTAGACTTTATGTTAAATCTTATAGAATTATGCGTTTGTTTTGAGACAAGAAACGATTACAGAGATATGACTTTAAGTAAGTCAGACGTTGAAGTATCTATAAAGGTTATTCAATTAAAATATTTAAGTAAAGAATTAAATGAGAAAAATTTAAACAATCTTTTAGAAGTAAAAAACTTTAAAATTCAAAAAAAACAAAAAGAAATTATTAGAAAATTATATAAAAATAATATTGTAAATTTTTAAAAAAAATTATATTATAAGCTTGTTAATTAATTTTTTAAATTTTAAATAAGGAGAATCCTTTGCCAATTAATAATGATTTACAAAAAGTAGAACTTCCAATGGAACTTAAATTTGGTTTAGAACCAATGACACGTTTTATTAACAATTTAGAGTCTTTAAATATTGAATTGATTGATGCACCTACACAAGAACAAGCACAAAAAATTGCTTGGAATATGACAAAAGCAACTTGGGCTGATACGCCTAATGAAACTAATTTTGAAAATGCCT